GGTTCCTAGGTTTCTTCATAATGCTACTTTCTGAACTATGTTCAGTATTTCCAATATGACGAAAGGGACTCATAAATAAGTTAGTATTTTTATTTGTATTTTGCAAACTCTGTGGATCTTCATGATCTGTACGTTTTGCAAATCCTCTATTTGACTCTTGAACTCTTGCAAATGCAACTAAAGCGCAGAACGCTACCAAGCGGTCAACGTTAAGTCCATCTCTATAAGCCTGCATTTCTTTAAGTAACATTAAATCAGGTATTCTCTCAACACCATATGTCACTTTGGTTATTGTACCATCTGGTTTAGTTTCAACATCTATTTCTTCTTCTAAGAATTGTATAGCATAAGATACAAGATTGGCTTTGAACAATGTACCAGTATTACGCCATCCATACTCCTGATAAACATTATTATTACTGCCTAATTCTTTTAAGAACATAATCTGATTCTTGGGTACTAAATACTTTTGCTTACGCCTTGATATCATGTACTGTATAAACAAGTGTACGTTATTTTCTACTAAAGTCCATGCATTGTAGTACTCAATGATAAGTTCAAGTCTTTCATGCGTTTTTCTCAAGTCATCAAAACGTCCACACCACGCTGCCACAATTCTATCACTTTCAACATATGATTCAATAGAACCATCTTTCTTATGGACAGTGACTTCTTGTGCAGTTTTGTATACAAAGATGGAACACAATGATTCTGATGTTGTTGTCTTACCCTCAGATACAGGGTCAATAGAAGCATAGTAGGTTCCAAACTTAGGATTTTCTATTGGCTTGTCGTAGATAATAATAGCACCTTCTTTATTCTCTGTTTTAGGTGATATTGGAAATTCCATTATTGGTAACTTGCGTGTAAATTTCTGGACAATCTTGTCATCTTCCCACACTAAATCTACAAACTCCATTGGGTACTCCTTGTCTTCTATACGTCTAATTTGTTGTGAAACCAGATGTTCAGGAAATCTTGCATCTTTTCTGTAATCAAAAGCCTCTTTGATATTAATAGGTTTCTGAGAAATACGAAGTCTATAGTCTTCTGGTTTTAGTTTCTTTTTCCAGTCTTCGCGCTCAAGAAGAATCATTTCCAATGCCTTCTCAACCTGAGAATTACCATAATCATCTATGCATGGAAGCATTGACCATTGTTCTGGAATAAACAAACCACATAGTCCTTTTGTACCATTCTCATCTAACAAGTTTGTTTCAACAGCAAGTATGTCTTTTGAGTCTGGATTTAAGATTAGTTCTTTCAGTGGTTCACACTGATCCAAATCACCCACAGATCCTGCTACTACAAACATACCTGTATACATCATACCTGACTTCATGGCAGGTAGTAAGTACTCAAGTGTTGTGCTCATCTTAGGAGCAATCCCTGCCTCCTCATGAAAGAATAATGTACATGGACCCCCTACACCATTTGTTGGATCTTTCTCAAGTACCAATCCAAATATAACTGACTTCAGTCCAATATCTACTTTTCTACCTCCTTGTGTAACCTCAGCTTTTTGTTCCCAGTTAAGAACCTTATCTGGATTACAAGGACGATACCATGCTGTGTGCTTGTTTAGGAAGTTGCGATACTCTTCAAGAAAACGCCATGTACCTTTCTCATTGATATAATCCTTAAGTGATCCTGCCATTTTAGATACAGAACCCTCCTCAAAATAAAATAGGTTAATAATTTTACCAGAATGGTAATATGAAGATGCAATCTGACGTTTCTTAAGTATTGCTGCGTGTTTGTTTTTTAGTTGAGCTAACTCTTCATAAAGAGCCATGTGATACTGTGCGTCACGCACATCAGCAAATGTAAACCTATTTACCTCTTTATTGTAGATAGGTAAGAAGTTTAGCCACATATAATAATCACGTGGCAAATACCATGTTTTACCTTTGTTCTTAAATATAACTCCTCTTCTACATTTCTCCTTTTCTGTATCCCAGTAATGTATGAAATCTTTAGAACGCTCAGGTGCTAAACAGTATAACCTATTCTTATTGAACTTTCTAGCTTCTGCATTAAACATAATTGAACACTCGTCAAAGTCATACTTTCCTGGCTCTTTGAATATGTCTTCAAGAAACTCAGCAAGGTCATCTTTAGTCTCAAACGCAGTGTATCCCCACTGTTCAAGCTCATAATCATATGTTGGTATATCTCTAAACATATTAAAACTTTGGTCTGTCAACTAGTAAAGTTACTGTTCTTCTGTCAGATAAGTTCCAAGAAACATTTTTAACTACAAAGTTTTCTGCTCCTATCTCTACCCAATCACCTCTTGATGGAACACAAGGTAATTCTCTTTGTATCAGTTTTCCTTCTGATATATGTTCAACTTTTACTATAAACATGAACTGTTCCATCTTTCTAGAATTGGTCGTATGCAAGATTTTGTCCTCCCCTAACTTGACTTTTTTGTTCTTCCATAAGGTCTTTATACGCTCCTTTGTACGAGCCACGTATCTGCTCAAACTTTGCTGCAGCATTGACCAGCGGTGTGATATTGCCATCACGACCATGGTGTATTGGGGTATGTTCCATATATGTAGCAAGACGATCCAACATAGATTTGATACCCATGTAAGCCCTGTATGAAGGTGTCTCATAAAGCTTTTTGCAAAATGCAAGTGCAATAATAACATCTTCATCCTCAGTAGAAAACTCTGCTTGCAGCTGAGTAAGTATAAGCTCTTCTTTTTCATGCTCTCTAACGTCAAAAAATGGATTAACATCTGGATTAGGACATGACATATAAAATAGGTATTGGTAAACTTTCATGTATTCCTCTGGATAGATATCCATTATATCTTTAAGAGCTTTCAATGCGTAGCAATGTTCTGTAGGAACAAGCACTCCATTTTGTATGTCAAATAACTTAATCATTATTTTTATTTTTTGAGAAGTTTAATAACGCATCTTTATTCTCTTTTGCCCATTGAAATATGGCCAAAACCTCTTCTTTAAGATATGGCAAGTTATACTGAATAACTTCTTTTACAATAGGATCTCCTTGTTCAGTGCGACTAACAATAGGATATCCATATTGATCTTCACCATCAGTCTCAAAAATGATATGATGCAAAATTAAATCTCCTGGTTTTAGTGTAGGGTTATGCTTTTGTATCATGTACATATATGCAGATAACTGCAGTGCATAATGATAATAGTTACAATCATCTAAATGAGATACAGGATGATTCATCTTTTGCGAAATGCCTTCCCAGTTCACATATGATTGTGTTTTGATTTCTTTATTTGTCTTGTAGTCTGTAATGTGTATTAAGCCATGTGCAATCTCAACCAAATCTGATTGACCACACACACCAACAGATCTTAAATACACAAGATGCTCAGGATATATACCATGTAAAAGTTTCTGAGAAGATGCTACCTTATATCCTTTTTCATTGACGATAGGTTTAATAACCTGTAGTGTAGCCTCATGACGATTAATGGTATCACAACTTGTGATGTCATGTTCTCTTTGGTCATGATACCAAGTTCCTAAATCAGTAGCACGTTTGGCTTCAGCTTTCCATATCTCTCTTATTTTTTCAGGAGTCAAACCTTGCCATTTCTTACTGCTCTTAGAACTCTTCTTTGCAATAGCTTTAGCATCAAATGGCTGCTTAAAATAACTAATCAAAGTTGTCACACTAATCCAATCAATATTATCGTTTGGATCAATTGACTTATACTTATGGTTTTCTGGTTCAAATGATAACATAGTTAATCCTTTATACTGTTAATAATAGCATCCTCTTCATCTTCAGAGGTGATAGCATTCCATTTACCTTTTGGGCATGATGAAGATAATGATCTTGTCTTAAATGACAACTTGCAACCACAATCACCACAACAAGGTTGTGTACCTGCCATATAACACTTAGTACCAACTCTATCTATAAGCTCACAACTTTCACAAATTGACATTCTTGAAGATGCTATTTCTTCAATATGCTCTTGTTTAAAGATACTGTTTTTTACTCCTTCCAGTATCCTACCCTTTTCTTTCCACAGTTTTATCAGACTCATGTTTATTCGTTTTGTAAAGTTTTTTTTCTTCTTCTTTGTTCTTCTTTTTTTCGTTAAGCAAATCTAACTCATCTACAATATTCTGAAACATATTAACATCATTTTTTAGTGACATCAATGATGAGTATTCGCTAAGTGTAGGTTCCTCTATATCTTCAAACTTTTTCAAGGCCTGCTGATAAATATTAAGTTTTTCCTCAAGTTTGGACCTCTTAATATAAAAAGTGCCTAACCCATCAATTGTAATTTGTGCATGAGCTAATTTGCTTAACTTCTTCTGAATAGCATTGTAATAGCACTGTACTATTTCATCTACAGTTTCAGAAGATAGTTTTAACCTTTCTGCTACCTTTTCAGAAAGCTGTTTACGTTTAATTGGTCGCAAGTGCAAGAAATTTATAGTCCAACATGACATTACCAGACTTTAGAACAGGCACTGACATTGCAATCTCAATAGTCTTTTTGTAACTATCAGACTTCTTTATCATACCTCGCTTCTCAAGCTTAGTCAATTTGTTACGTATATTCTGCGATCTTACACCAAACTCTTCAGGAGCAATCTCAGGGTATGTTTTCTTTACAGCATTATTACAAAACTTTGTAAGTTCCACAGGTCCTTCAAGCGCCAAAAGCGTAAGCAATTCTAAATCAGTATCAATAAGGTTCTCTTTCTTAAAGAATACAAACTCAGTTATGACCTGATATTTAACCAGGTCATAATGAGTCAATCTGTATTTCTTTTCTACCTTATTTACTTCCATTCTTCTGTATATTTTGTTAATTGAAAGTAGTAATCACCTTGACAACGTTCATTTGTGCATTGATGATTTCACCAATAGCATGATTCATTAAGAACTCTCTATTTGCTGTAAGAGTTCCATGAGCACTACTATCCTCACGATGCTTTTCAATTATATCAATCAAATATGCACACGCACGTTTTACTGTATCCACTTCACTATTTGCTGATGGATTAAAGCTTAAACCTACCAATTGTTCTCCACGACTAACCTCTGAGATTTTGTCCATGTCAATAAGTTCTTCATTGACAATGGTTGGCTTATTCAATAATTCTTCCTTCTGTTCTGTTGTCAGTTTCTTTTCCATTTTCTTCAAATTTACGTTCAAGTTTACTTACATTGATATCTCTTCTTTTTTCAGGATTTAAAACCTCATCCCAAATGATTGCGATTTCAAACTCATTAACCATCAGTTTCGCATCCTCACCAATCATAATTCTTTCAGCTGATGATAATGATGATACTGATACATAGACTTTGTCTCCTGGTTTAAATACAGTAACATCTGTACCTACAGCATAGACCTCAAGATTTGTCCACTCTTGAATCATATCCATTTCAAGTTGCCTCTCTACTTCAGGAGTTAATTCAATGATTGACTCTTTCTTTCTTGGTGTGGTCAATAGCACACGTTTACCTAATAATTTCATGATTTAAACTTTTAAGATTTAGTTTCTGGTTGATCGTCTTCATCATCCTCCTCCTCATTACGCATGATTTCATTTCCTGCAGTCTTGATGTTTGCAATCATGACAACATGCTGTAGTCTCTCAGACTCGTAGCGTACTGCGCGAGCTTGTTGCTCTGCTAAGTCTGCTCTAAGAGTAGCCAGTTCAATTTGGTCTTTGTACCAAGCAACTGCTTCTTCTCTTGTAACTTGTTTTTCTTTTTCTTCTTCCATGATTATGTTATTTAAGTTTCTACAAATATATACTTAAAAGTTTAAATTAAAATCATTTATTATTAAATTTGTCAAAACACTTATCATGTACGTATCAAGAGATTTAGAATGGACAGTGCTTCAAGAGTTCTGTGAGAAATTAGAAACACTGGATACACATCCACATGACACCTTGGTAGTAGTGGTAAGTCCTGATTATAGTGCTACAGTAGGTATGCATGTAGCTCACCACTTAAGCAAAGATGGGGAGATGCTAAACCTTACATATCTAGAAGTACCATATCCTGATGAGGACATGAATACATACAGATCAGAGTTTCTAAACCAGCTCAATCCATATGGTATAAGAAACTACCAAGGATATAAAAACGTACTGCTATTAGAAGCTGGCGTAATCACTGGCAAAAACTACACCTGGATCACTCAGTGCTTAGAGACAGCAGCCATTAAATACTACACAGCTGCACTCTTTGAAAACATAGACAGCATATACAAATCTGACATAGTAGGAAGATACTATTCTGAGAAGCTGCACGAACTAGAGTTTTATTGGGAGAAACCTAATAACCACTGGTCATAGGAAATCAAAAAAAAATTTTTGGTATTTTGAAAATCACTTGAGTGTGAGAACACAGAGAGTGTCTATGTAGCACCGCCCCCCAGCATGGCGCAGCTACGTCACCCCCCATGACGTTCAGGACACAAACGTTCACACAATGACACAAACTTTCATCATTGGAGGAATGGTCATTCGTGCATTCTCTCTGCAAGAGGCATACGCTATCTACAGAGAGTACTGCATGAATGCAAATGGATAGGTGGGATACCTGTCGCCTCGCAGCCAGAGCCACAGGGAGAGTACTATCTCTCTCTGTGTATCTCTATTTAAGCTGTTGTCCTACACACAATTGCATTCAAGGGTTACTTCAACCCCCAAATGATACAGGCATAAGCACTATGGCCTT